GGTGCATCTGGGCCTGCACCGCCGGCCGGTCACCTGGCGTCCCCTCCGTGGGGCTCCCGAGCCGGCCGAGGTGGCGCGCATTCACTGGGGCGGCCCGCTGATCGCGACCCGCGTCGCCGAGATGCTCGATCTACAGAAGGAGCCGCTGCGCCCCGGGTATGACCCGCGCGGCGACCATCGGCCAGAGATTCGCCAGAACGGGCACATCACGGCGGAGATCGCGCGCGTCGTCACGAACGTCGCGTATCACATCGGCAAGGGCCAGCGCACGCCGCGGCCGGGTGAGCGCCGCCCGGCGGCGGTGCGGGCGCCACGTCCACCACGGCCGCAGCGCGCGTACAGTTTCGCGGTCAAGCCAAAGGTGATGGGCCTGGTGCGGTATCCGGCCAGGCGGCCCGGTCGCGCCACGGCGCCGCTTTACACGCCGGCCTGGCAGCAGACGCGGACCTGGACGAGCGTCGGCTCGACGCGGTGTCTGGAGATTGCGCTCGCCACGCTCGACCGCCCGGCGTCGCTACTCGACGTGGGGTGTGGCGACGGGCACCTGGTGACGCGGGCGACGCAGGCCGGCGTGGACAGTCTGGGCGTGGACCTGTCGGCCGAGGGCCCGGCGCACGCGGACCTGCGCGAGCCGCTCGACCTGCAGCGCACGTTCGACTGGGTCTTCTGCTGGGAAGTCGCCGAACATCTTCCCGCCGAGTCGGCGGATACGCTCTGTGACAGCCTGGTGCGCCACCTGGCGCCGGGCGGCTCGCTGCTCTTCACGGCCGCTCATCCCGGTCAGCGCGGTGACGGGCACATCAACGAGCAGCCGCAAGCCTACTGGCGTGAGCGCCTCGAGGCCCGCGGGCTGCGCTACGACGCCCTCACGACGCACCGGCTGGCCGCGGCCTGGCTGCGCGAGGCGCCGAAGACGCCCTGGTATGGCACGAACCTCCAGGTCTTCACGGCGCCGGGCGATCGGGTGCGCGTGACGGTGCCGGCCCCGCGTATCGCCCTCACGATGCGGACGGCGAACCGCGCGCCGCATCCGAACTACGTCGGCGGCACCGTGCGGCGGCTGGTGGAGCAGGGCATTGACCCGGCCAGCATTCACCTGTGCGTGACGGCGCCAGACACCGCCTGGCTCGACGCCGAGCTCGGCGGCCTGGCCGTGACGCGCCATGTGCCGAGCGCCAAGTTGTCGCCGAACCAGAACGGCCTCGAGCAGATCCGGGTGCTCGACCCGCTCGCTTACGACTGGGTGCTGCTCCTCGAGGATGACCTGGCGTTCTGCGCGGACTTCCTTGGGAGCGTCGAGCGGTGGCTGCGGGTGGCGAACCGGACCGACCGGAACGTCTACCGCCTGTTCACCTTCCGCGTGCGCCCGCCCTCGTCGAAGCGCACCGTCGTGTACGACTGGCCGCTCAAGAACATGTGCGGCACGCAGGCCGTGCTTCTGCGGATGGCTGACGCGCAAGACTTCCTCGGGTGGGCGGATGCCAATCTCGAAACGTGGGGCGGCTTCCGGGGCAACGCCAAGATCGCCTTCGACAAGCTGATGGCCGCCTGGGCGTTGCACCGCTGGCCGGATCGGCCCGGGGTGCTCTCGCATCCGTTCTTCGTGAAGCACGTCGGCCTGGTCAGTAGCATTCACCCGTCCGCGGCGCACATGGACCAGCTCTTCGCCGGGGCAAAGTGGACCTTCCGGCCGCAGGAGGCGACAGCATGAGCCTCGTCACGATCGCCCAGGCGAAGGCGCACCTGCGGATCGACACCGACAGCCTGATTCCGTCGGATGCCGCGGACGCCGACCTGCTCCTGAAGATCGACGCGGCCGAGGGCATCATCCTCGATTACCTGAAGGTGCCGGTGACCTCGCCGGAATACTGGGACACGTCGACCGTGCCGCCGCTCGTGCAGGCCGCCATCCTCCTGCAGCTCGGGGAGCTCTACCGGTTCCGCGGCGACGACACCGAGCACGGGCCCCAGACCACGGGCGACCTGTCGCCCATCGTCACGAACATCTTGCGCCGGTATCGCGATCCGGCCCTGGCCTGACCTATGCCCAGCGGACACCTGCGCGATCGGGTCACGTTCTTCTTGCCCACCAAGGTCACCGATGCCTTGCGCGGGCAGACGGTGACCTACACGCATGAGGTCTGCACCATCTGGGCGCACTGGCGCGGGCTGACGACGCGGGAGACGCTCATCGCGCAGGGGATGCAGACGCTGCCGGCCGTGCGCCTGGTGATTCGGTATCGCGACGACATCACGACGCAGCTCCGGGTGCGCCGTGGCACGACGGGGCCGCTCTACGAGATCGCCTCGGTAAACGATCCTGACGGCCGGCGCATCTGGCTCGACCTCGACCTCGTGGAGGTGCCCTAGTGGCCGGCAAGACCGCGCTGAGCGCCGTGCAGGCCGCCGTGATGGAACTGCTCGCGGCCGACGTGACGCTGATGGCGCTCGCCACGGGCGGGGTGTGGGATTACGTCCCGGCCGACCAGGCGTTTCCCTTCGTGTGTCTCGAAAGCGCCGAGGAGATACCCGAAGACAGTTATGGCAGGCAGGGCCGGAAGGTGAGCCTGACGTTCAGCATCTTTTCGGACTACCAGGGCCGATCGCAGCAGTTTCAGATCCTCGACGACCTGGTGCGGGTCCTGACGCACACCCAGCTGAGCCTGCCAGGGTCACCGTCCATGTTGTCGGGCTGGGAACAGATCGGGTCGGCGCTCTGGTACGACGGGGGCCGCACGATCAGTCCCTTCGACGTGGGCAACACCCGCGCGGGGCAGACCCAGGCGATGTTCTCGGTGCAGGTGGTGGAGTCGGCGCCATAACGGTGCCGGCGTTTGGGCGTGCGAGCGCCCACGGAAGGAGAGTAGGGCCATGAAAAGCGCAGGTCCAGACGTTCGGTTGTATTTCGGGCAGGGGAGTCCCCTGACCGAAATCTCGGACCTCGTGACGAACGAGATCAACCTGAAGGATGCGGGGATCGAAGTGGACACAACGCCGTACCACGCGGACGCCGTCCGCAAGACGATCCTCGCGATGTCCGACATTCCCGACGTGACGTTGGACATGTTGTTCGATGACGCCGTCACGGAGGCGCTCTTCGCCACGAGGTCCGACGAGAACACCCCCGACTACACTTTCGTGCGAACGACAGGATCGGGAAGCCCCATTCAGACCGAGACCTGGCTGTGCGCGATCAAGGACACAGCCAAGATCACGGCGCCAAAGGGCGTGACGCGCAGGGTGGTGACTTTGGCTTCGCGTGGGCCGGTCGTCATCACGTAACAGCGACAACCGGTGCGGAGGGGTCAGGCGACGGCCCCTCCGCGCTGTGCGGAGGATGTGTGGCGTTACTGAAAGACAGCCAGGCGATTCGGCGAGACATCGCGCACGAGCCGGGCCAGTGGATGACCTTCCGGCGGCTCTCGACGCGCCAGGTGAGCGAACGGCCCGATCTCGAGACCGGGCGCTGGGCCGATCTGTCGATGGATCAGCGGGTCGGGCTGGCGCTGCGATGGGCGCAGGCGTGCGTGGTGGGCTGGAGCTACGACGAACCCTACACGCCGGCCGCGTGTGAGCGGCTCGACCCGACGACGGTGCTCTGGGCGTACATGACGGCGGTGGCGTTGACGTTCGGGGGCGAGACGACGGAGGAAAAAAAACCCGACTCAGCGCCTTCCACGCCTGGTTAGACGGAGCGCCAGGGGCCGCGTGCCCAGAGGCCTGGCTGGTGAGTCTGGTGTGCGAGGCCTTTCACTGTCTGCCGTCGGCGGCGCGCGAGGAGCTCGAGACCGACCCCGATCGGACGGCGCTGACGATTCTTGAGCTGCGGGTCTACGCGGAGACGAAGCGGCAGCACGACGCGGTCAAGAAAGCCGAGGACGCCCCGAAGGGCGCGATGGCGGATCTGGTGCGGGAGATTGAAGTGGACCTCTGGCGAGCACGCAAGGCGAACCGTGGCTGACCGTGTGACGTTCCGCTTCACCGGTGGTGACCAGTTTGTAGCTGATCTAGGGCAGTGGCGTGATCGATTGCGCGCCGAAGTGCATCAGGCGGCCATGAAGGAAGCCCAGATGGTGGCCGCGATTACGGCGGCGAATTACCCGCGCCGGAGTGGTCAACTGGTAGCCGGCGTGAGCGTGCAGGATGAATCGTCGTTTGACACAGTGCTTGTGCGAATTCGCTCGAAATCCGCGCATAGCCATACCTATGAGCACGGGACGGGCCCGCGTGCCACGAATGAAGGGTACTACCGCGGCATTATGCCGAAACACCCGCTCTTTATCCCCGAGGCGATTCGTCGCCGCGAAGTGTTTTTCAGAGAGGTCTACCGCATCATCCAGTCGCCGGAACCGTCACTTGGATCTGGCAATCCGACCGTGACTGGGAGCATCTGACATGGCTCTTCGCGCAACCATCGCGGCCGACTTCGGAGAGTTCAGCCAGGCGCTGAAGTCTGTCGACGTCAAGCTGAAAACGACGGCCGACTACGCGAAGAACACCGGGCGCGACTTGTCGAAGATGGTCGAAGGATTCTCTGGGTCTGCGCTGTTCCGCCAGGCCGAGCTTGCGGCCGAGGCCGTCACGCGCATCGGCGGCGCCGCCCGACTCACCGAGGCCGAGCAGCGCAAAGTGAATCGCACGGTCGAGGAGGCGATCGCCAAGTATCGCGCGCTCGGGCAGGAGGCCCCGGCGCACCTGACGAAGCTGGCCGCGGAAACCAAGCAGGTCGCCACGGCGACCGAATCCTGGACCGCCGGCGTCGGTAAGATGGCGGCCGGCTACCTCGCCGGGATGGCGTCCTTCGCCACGGTGCAGCGTGTCGTCGGTGGCGCCGTCGACTTCCTCAAGGAGAACGTGCAGGCCGCGGCCGAAGCCGAAGCGGCGCAGAAGCGGCTCGAGACGGCGATGAAGACGAGCGGCGTCGCCACCGCGGGCAACATCCAGGCATTCAAGGCGCTCGCCGAGGAGATTCAGCGCACGACGGTCTACGAGGACGACCAGATCGTCGCGCTCGAGGCGATGGCGACGCAGCTCGGCGTGCTCCCGTCGCAGATGGACGGCGCGATCAAGGCCGCCGCCAATCTCGCCTCCGGGCTCGGCATCGACCTCGAGCGCGCGATGCAGATGATCGTGAAGGCGAACAACGAGTCCTTCACGGCCTTTCAGAAGCTCGGCATCTCGATTGACACCGCGAAGGCGAAAGCCGAGGGCCTGCCCTACATCCTTGAGCAAATCAACGCCGGGATGGGCGGCCAGGCGGCCGCCGAGGTGGAGACCTACGCCGGCCAGATCGCGCAGCTCACGAACGAATGGGGCAACCTCAAGGAGCAGCTCGGCACACTCGTCATCTCGAATGGGCTCTTTGCGGACAGCCTCCGCACCCTCACCGATCTGCTGCGCGGCGTGAATGCGGCCACGCAGACCTGGGGGAATACCCTCAGCGTCATCGCGGCGATGGGCCTCCGCGGCGGTCTGGCGGCCGTCGTTGACGAGCTCCTGCGGATCGGGAAGACCCCGCCGCCGACGCTCGACCCGAAGGGGGTCACCGACGGCGCGATGGCGATGCGCCAGGCGCTCGACGGGGTGAATAGCTCACTCGACAAGCTCCTCGCGAAGGCGAAGGACCAGGCCGCGCGAGACCTCGAGGCGGCGGGCCGGTCGGCGAAAAAGGCGGGCGACGACTTCAAGAAGCTGCAGGCCGACCTCTACGAGATCGAGAAGGTCGGCGCGGGCGCGACGAACGAGGTCTGGAAGTTCGGGCGCGTGCTCGACGAGGCCGGCGACACCGCGGCGACGGTCAAGGGCCTCGAGGAGGTCGCGAAAAAGCTCTACGAGATCGAGAAGATCGGGGCCGGTGCGTCGCTCGAGGTGTGGAAGTTCGGCCAGGTGCTCGACGAAGCGGGCGATACGAAGAAGTTTGCCGAGGATCTGGATCGGGGGACCAAAGAGGCCGCCGCCAAGATGCGGACGAACCTCGGCAAGGCCGTCGATGTGATGGAGCTCATGTCGCGGACGGCCGAGATGGCGGGGCACAAGACGGCCGCCGCCTGGCTCAGTGCCGGGTCGGCCATCGCGCAGTCGTTCGCCAGCGGCGGCGGCG